ACAATAAAGAAAATCCAGGCGAAGCATATTGTAAAGCAAAACTAAATATCATAGCTAAATCGGCCGAACGAATTCAACAAGTTACGGGGAGTAAACCAAGATGAGTATAAGAGATATTGCCATTCAGGCACAAGAGTATCAGAACCAATATAATGCTGGTCAACTTTCTGCCGCAGACTTTAAAGAATTGGTAGAAGATTTAAACATTCAAGGTCAAATTGATGCAAACGCTGATGAGTTTGAATTAGACCAAGAAGCAAGAGCAGTTTTGTTAAATGTAGTACAAATTGTAAGTGCAATTTATTGAGGAGATTGAAATGAGTATTTTGAATTTGTTTGAAAAAGAAAAAGAAACATTGGTAAAAGATATACAGAAATTTGAATCTGTAATCAAAAGTGATTTAACTTCCATTTTTGCACAAGCCAAAATTGATGCGGCTAATGCAAACGCAAAAGTAGATACACTTAAATCTGAATTGGCGTTAGCAATTAAAGACGCAGCAGAACTATCGCAGAAGGCATCAGATGCAGCTAAAGCAGCTGCCGATGAAGCCACAGCACAAGTTCAGGCTTTAACCGCAGAAGCACAACTTCATGCTACTATTGCTGCCTCACAAGCAAGTCAAATTGTAGTAGCACCAGAAGCGCCACCCGCAACATTAGCACAACCATCATAAGGATTAAAAATGACTTTAGAAGAATTTCACGCAATTGTACCTAATAATCCATACGCTGAACAATGGGTTGAGGCATTAAATAAAATTTTGCCACAATATGATATCACTTCACCTTTGCGTGTTGCTGCATTTATGGGTGAGTGCTGTGTTGAATCTGCTAATTTCACCGCAATCCAAGAGAATCTGAACTATAAGGCAGAATCTTTACATAGAACATGGCCTTCACATTTTCAAACATTAGAAATTGCTGAACAATATCAACACAATCCAGAAGCAATCGCTAATCGTGCTTACGCTGGTCGCATGGGTAACGGCGATGAGGCTTCTGGTGATGGTTGGAAATATTGTGGTCGTGGTCTAATTCAATTGACCGGTAAAGACAACTATCAAGCATTTGCTGATTCAATTCAAATGGCAGTAGAAGATGTTCCTGCTTATATGGGTACATTTGAAGGTGCCGTACAATCTGCTTGTTATTTTTGGGAAAATGCCAATCTAAATGCTCACGCAGATAATGGTGATATTGACCAAATTTCACACATCATCAATGGTGGTTCTTTAGGTGAAGCAGAAAGAAAACAACACTATCAGCACGCATTACAAGTACTTGGTGCCTAAATGCCAGATACAGAAAAAGAATATAAACAACTCAGCGATAGCGAGAAGAAAAAAGAAGATTGGATGAACAGTAAGTGGCGTCCAATGATGGGTTGGATGTATATGATTATTTGTTTATTTGATTTCTTATTTGCGCCTGTATTGTGGAGTTTATTACAAGCACTTAATCATGGCCAAGTTACCAGTCAATGGCAACCATTAACATTACAAGGTGCTGGTTTGTTTCACCTTGCTATGGGTGCTGTTCTTGGTATCGCTGCTTATGGTAGAACACAAGAAAAGATGGCAGGCGCAAATAATGGTGGTTTACCAACACCAGGTATGCCATCACCAATGGGTGGTTCACCAATGCCAATGGCACCAAGGCCAATGTCACCAATGATGTCACCAACTGCAATGCCAGCTTCAACTACTACAACTGTATCTGAAACTGTTACAACAACCCCTGCAGCACCTATGTTGAAACCACTAGGTCCTGCTATGAATATGCCGGAGAGATAAGATGAAAAAATCATTACTAATCGTATTAGCTTTGTTTTCTTTAACTGTACAAGCAGAAACCAAAAAAATCTGCCATGATAAAGTGGTAAAAGGTAAGACAGTTTCGGTATGCAAGACTGTAAAGATTCATCAAGCTATTGCTGATGCCACAACTATTCCTGTAAAGAAAAAATAAAATGTCCGAAGAGGATCTCAGAGTTGATGTTGGTGTTTTAAAAACACAAGTATTGACTTTATCAGCAATTTGTAATAAACTAGATGCGGTTATCGAAAAACTGGTGGAACAACACGACCGACACATAGCAAAGGTTTACACAGACATGGATAATCGTAGAGTAGAGGTAGATGCGGATGTAAGAGAGATACATGACCGTATTGATACCGTTTTGGACAAAATGCAAGCTTCCGAATTAAGAATTATGGAAGAAATCAAAGGTCTCCGTAAGTGTGTTACTGACCACAATACCGCTGAAAAAGAACAGTTAGATAAACTCCTACAATGGAAGTGGACAATTGTTGGTGGTATTATTGTTATCTCATGGTTGATTTCCCATGGAAATATTGATACAATAATCAAGTCTATACATTAATCAAATTTGGTAATATTATATTATGAGTGTTTTTATCGACAGGACTTTCCTGCTCCGTGTTTCGCCTAAATTACAAAGGTTTTCTCAAAAGAAATCCGATTTATATAATTTCAGGTGTCCGCTCTGTGGCGACTCGCAGAAAAATAAAATTAAAGCCCGTGGTTTTGTATTCCGTAAAAAGAATGACTACTTCTATATGTGCCATAATTGTGGTGTATCAACCACATTTTATAATTTTCTGAAACAAGTTGACGAATCATTACTTAGAGAATATCAATTAGAAAGATATAAAGAAGGTACACCAAATGCAAATACGCCAGCGCCTAGCTTTGATGAATTTAAAACTGAAAAACCAGTATTTAAGAAAGCCTTGGAACTTCCTTCAATCGACTCATTACCAGAGGCGCATTTTGCTAAGAACTATGTTTCGCAAAGACGGATTCCGGAGACCTTCTATTCGCAACTATACTATGCGGAAGATTTCGCAACCTTCATACAAGGCCTTGGGATTGAAAAAGAAGGCCTTCACAAGAACGATAAACGGCTCGTCATACCGTTTTATAATAAAGAGAAGGAACTCGTGGCTGTCCAGGGTCGCTCGTTGGGTGAATCGAAACTCCGGTATATCACATTAAAGTTACATGACGATGTTAAAAAGGTCTATGGTCTTGATAGAGTTGATTTGAATCAAGATGTATATGTTGTTGAAGGACCAATTGATTCAATGTTTATTAAGAACGCAGTGGCAACAGCAGACTCTAATTTAGAATCGATTGCCGATTGCGTGGACAAGTCCAAAGTTGTTTTGGTGTTTGATAATGAACCTCGTAACAAAGAAATCGTAGCAAAAATAAATTCTGCTATTGATAATCACTTCAAAGTAGTCATTTGGCCAGAATTCGTTGATTCTAAAGACATTAATGAAATGGTGTTAGATGGGTTCTCACCTGACGAAATTCAAGACTTTATAAGTAAAAATACCTTTGTAAATTTGCGTGCAAAAATGGAGTTTGTAAATTGGAAAAAGATTTAATCAATTGGGTACAAAGGATTTCGGAGAAAAAGGATGAACTTGGTGGGTTTAATGTTTGTCCTTATGCAAAGTCTGCATTAGAAGAAAAAAAAGTATTTTGGTCTTACATTGGCAAAGAATGTGTGGCCTACATACTAAGATACATTGAGACAACACCTGATTTTGAAATAATCGTTTTTTATAATCTTAAAAAAGATTTGACAGATGAAGATTTAAAGAGTATCATAGCTAAGTTGCAGTCAAAACGTAACGATATGATTTTCTTAAAAGACCATCCTGATAATCCTGGTTTTATTAATGGCGTTAATACAAGTAATGGAAAGTATCCTACTATTCTAGTTAATCCAAGAAAGAAGTTGGAAGAAGCAAGAGAAAAGTTGATGAAGTCCAATTACTACGATTATTGGGACGAAGATTATAAAAAAGAAATTTTGAATTACGGAAAATAATAACAATAAAGGTGAGTTTGCATGGAATATCTAGGAATTAAGATTGATTTGAAACGAGATAAACTTTTTGATGAATTGGGCATAAAAAGACTAAAAGAAAGTTACATGAGGGAAGATGAAGAAAGTCCACAACATCGATTCGCATTTGTCTCCAAGGCGTTTAGTTCCTCTCCTGAACACGCACAACGGCTTTACGATTATAGCAGTTCTCATTGGTTATCCTATAGCACTCCTATTCTTAGCTTTGGTAGGTCTAAGCGGGGAATGCCTATTAGTTGTTTTCTCAATTATATCGAAGATACTGCGGAGGGATTAGTTGACAATCTATCAGAAACTAATTGGCTCTCTATGCTCGGGGGCGGTGTGGGTATTGGTTTTGGTATTCGGTCTGCCGATGATAAGTCTACTGGCGTTATGCCTCACCTTAAAATTTATGATGCGAGTTCTCTTGCTTATCGTCAAGGTCGTACTCGGCGTGGTAGTTATGCTGCCTATCTTGACATTAGCCATCCCGATATTATTTCTTTCCTCGAAATGCGGAAGCCAACAGGCGACCAAAATCAACGATGTCTAAATCTTCATCATGGTATTAACATCACCGATGAGTTCATGCAAATCATTGAGAAGTGTATGTTGGATCCTGAAACCAATGATGATTGGAATTTAGTAGACCCAGCATCAAATGAAATTCGTGAAACTGTATCAGCAAAAATGTTATGGCAAATGATTCTCGAATTGCGTATGCATACGGGTGAACCATATTTACATTTTATTGATACAAGTAACAATCAATTACCAAAGTGGTTAAAAGATAAAGGTTTGAAAGTACATCAATCAAACTTATGTTCTGAAATTATTTTACCAACTAACGAGGAAAGAACAGCAGTATGTTGCCTCTCTAGTTTGAATTTGGAGACTTATGATGAATGGAAAAACAATAAGCAATTCCTTAAAGATGTTGCTGAAATGCTCGATAATGTGCTTCAGTATTTTATTGATAACGCTCCTGATGCCATTGCAAGAGCAAAATATTCTGCTGAACGTGAGCGAAGCATTGGTATTGGCGCTCTTGGGTTTCATGCTTACTTACAACGCAATGGAATTGCTTTCGAAGGCGTCATGGCGAAAGTTGCAAACAATAAAATCTTTAAAACAATTCGGGAAGGACTAGATGTTGCAAATCTTCAATTGGGTAAAGAACGTGGTGAAGCTCCTGACGCTGCTGGCACTGGCCGCAGGTTCAGTCATGTTATGGCCATTGCTCCTAATGCCTCATCTTCCATCATTATGGGTAATACCAGTCCATCTATTGAGCCCTATCGTGCTAATGCTTATCGTCAGGATACTTTATCGGGATCATTTTTAAATAAAAACCGTTGGTTAGATAAAATTCTAAAGGAGAAACTAAAAGATGAACAAGCTTACGCTGATGCTTGGTCTAGTATTATTGCCAATGATGGTAGTTGTCAGCATCTCGATATACTCTCTGATGCAGAGCGTGACGTTTTCAAAACCTCTATGGAAATTGACCAAAGATGGGTTATTGACCTTGCTGCAGACCGTCAAGTGTATATTGACCAAGCGCAATCATTAAATCTGTTCTTTAGACCAGATGTACATATCAAATATATTCATGCTATTCATTTTATGGCATGGAAAAAAGGATTGAAAACTCTATACTATTGCCGTTCAGAAAAAATAGGTAAAGCAGATAAAGTGTCTAAGAAAATTCAACGTGAAATTATTAAGGAAATTGACATGACACAAATTGCTCAAGGTAACGACTGTATTGCTTGCGAAGGATGAAATGATTAAGAAAACAGAATTAAATTTAACAGATGAACGAACATACCTCAAACCATTCAACTATCCTTGGGCATATGATGCCTGGTTGAAGCACGAACAATCACATTGGCTGCATTCAGAAGTTCCAATGCTTGAAGATGTTAAGGATTGGAAAAAGAAATTAAGCAAAGAAGAAAAACAATTTCTAACACATATCTTCCGCTTCTTTACTCAAGGCGATATTGATGTGGCAGGTGGTTATGTAAATAATTATCTTCCATATTTCCCACAGCCTGAAATTCGTATGATGTTATTGGGCTTTGCTGCTCGTGAAGCATTGCACGTTGCGGCCTACTCTCATTTAATTGAAACTCTTGGTTTACCAGAGACAACATACAGTGAGTTTATGGAATATGCTGAAATGAAAGAGAAACACGACTATGTAATGGACATTTCTTCTAAAAATACAACAAAAGAAAATACGGCTACACATATTGCAACATTCTCTGCTTTCACCGAAGGTATGCAACTGTTTAGTTCGTTTATTATGTTGTTAAATTTTCCACGCCACGGTAAAATGAAAGGCATGGGTCAAATTGTTACTTGGTCTATCGTTGACGAAACTCAACATACCGAAAACATGATTAAATTGTTCCGTACATACATTGAAGAAAATCGTGAGATTTGGAATGATGAACTCAAAGGTCGTTTATACACCATTGCTGAAAGAATGGTTGAATTAGAAGATAAATTTATTGACCTAGCATTTCAAATGGGACCAATGGAAGATTTGACATCAGAAGATGTTAAAAAATATATTCGTTATATCGCTGACCGCAGATTGATTTCTCTCGGTCTTAAAGGTCAGTTTAAAGTGAAAAGAAATCCTTTACCATGGGTAGAAGAAATGATTAACGCACCAACACACACAAACTTCTTTGAGAATAGAGCAACCGATTATGCAAAAGGTTCTTTGTCTGGAGATTGGGGTGATGTTTGGGCTCACTAAAGGTTTACAATGACACAAAAACAATTATCAGGAGAATGCTTAAGTTGTGAATCATCTTATAGCATAGCATTTATGGAAGAACTAGTATCTCAAGACTTGCCAGAGCATTGCCCATTCTGCGGCGAACAAATCGATGAATTATCCGAGGACTATATAGAGGATGATGACGATTTGGATAATGAGGAATGGGAATAAACTGGCAATATAATAATACTGATTTTACGGAAGACTTGATTGGTGATAATTACGGATTCGTATACTTGATTATCAATACAACGAATAACAAAAAGTACATAGGTAAGAAATTTTTCTATTCTACCAAAACCAGACAAGTCAAAGGTAAGAAAAAACGGTATAAAGCATTTAGTGATTGGCAAACTTACTATGGAAGTAGTGCCGAACTAAGCAAAGATGTGTTATCATTGGGTCATGACAAATTCACCCGTGAAATATTACATCTTTGCCGGTCCAAAGGCGAATGTGGTTATCTCGAAGCAAAAGAGCAATTTGTCCGTGGCGTTATGGAAACGGATGAATACTACAACACTTGGATTATGGTACGAGTGAGAAAATCACACATCAAGGAATACAATGCTAGACTATCTTCAAAAATTAAAGAATGATCCTGAAGGACCATTCGATGCCATCTTTTTTATGCCTACTGAAAAAGAAGGTGAAATCCACATAGAGGCTAATCAATTAAAGAATCCAGGTGAACCTGTTGGTGGTAATGAAATGGGCCACACCTACGAAGTAATCTTATTCAAAGACGATACCAAAAACGACAAGTTATATGAGGTTGACCGATTTGAAGCAATATTTGTAGACCCTTACGAATACATCTCCAATTTGATACCACAGAACTGGTTTGGTATGGTTGTTAGGAAGACTACCACTTCTGGTGCTTTTGTACAACGTATATTTGACAAAATGACAGAAGCGTGATATAATAGAGTTTTGAAACTATTGAAAGTTTGGTATGATTCTTATTGACTTAAATCAGGTATTGCTTGCCGGCCTTATGGCACAAATTGCCAATCAAAAAGGCAAGCTGGATGAACATTTAATCCGTCACATGGTATTAAATATTATCCGTAATCATGTAAAGAATTTTAAAGCAGAATACGGTGAAGTGGTATTGTGTTGTGATAATCGTAAATACTGGCGTAAAGAATATTTCCCATTCTATAAAGCAAATCGTAAAAAGAACCGTGATAAATCCGATTTAGATTGGCATTTAATCTTTGATATGCTTGGTAAATTCAAACAAGAACTCAAAGATAATTTCCCATACAAAGTATTGGATGTTGAGGGCGCCGAAGCAGACGATATTATTGGTACACTAGTACCACGTCAATCTAAACACGAAAAGATTTTGATTCTATCAAGTGATGGTGACTTTCTACAATTACAAAACTATCCCAATGTTAAACAATATAATCCATCACAAAAGAAATATGTGATATCTAAAAATCCAATTATGGAGTTAAAAGAAAAGATTATTCGTGGCGATAAAGGTGATGGTATTCCTAATGTATTCTCTCCTGGCGATTGTTTTGTCCGTGACCTAAGACAGAAACCTATCACACAAAAGGTGTTAGATAAACTATTGGCGGAAAGTTACCTGGAACAAGAGGAGACCATCAAGGCGAACTTTATTCGTAATGCTACACTCATTGACCTTTCTTTTATTCCCGAGGACATCAAAACTAAAATTATAAATACCTATGAAGAAACAAAGCCTGCTAAAGGCAAATTGCTAAATTATTTTATTGAGCATAAACTAAAGAACTTAATGGAAGTGATAGAGGAATTCTGATGAAAAATATGTTTGAAATATTTGATGAGTTTGAACAAGCAACAGGTAAAAAAGAAAGATTAGATGTAATTGGTAAGAATCTTAATTCGACTTTGGTAGAAGTTTTAAAATTGACGTATCATCCAGCATTTCAATGGTTGATTACAGAAATGCCAGACAACTATAAGGTTCCTTCCGATAATTTACCGGGTCTTGGTGTAACACAATTATCTTCTGAATTAAGAAAATTATACTTATTTCAAAAAGGTAATCCTGCAGCAGAAAGATTGACACCTAGAAAGAGAAATGAATTGTTAATTCAGCTCTTAGAATCACTAGAACCCCGTGAAGCGGAAGTTATCATTGGTATCTTCCAAAAAAATCAAGGCGTTAAAGGTTTAGATTATAAATTTGTTAAAGAGGCATTTCCAAACTTATTACCATAAATGCAAGAGC